ACAGTAACCAAAAACACGCGGCTAGAAACTTATTTAGGGCGAACATGAGAGCGGTGTTTACCATGGAAAGCTGGCTTGAAAGCGTAAAGATAGCGGCTAAATCCTTTAAAGCTAACGAAGCTATTTCTGTAAAAGGATACAGGCAGTTTTCAGATGACCGGTTGTTAAAAGACAAAGGAGAAATATACACACCCAAAGGCGACCCACGGTCATCAGATTACGAAGGCGGGTTTTACCGGGCCGTTAATTACTTGGGTAGTGTTGTTCGTCTTCCCACTCGATTTCTTATGACCGGAGATGAGTTCTTTAAGCAGATAAACTTTAGAGTCCGCACAAGAACCGCGTTGGCAACTGAAGCTTACAGAAAGGGGTTACACAGGAACCCAGAAGAAATGGCAAAGTTTATTGAAGAAAACTTCCAAGGTTTGATTACTAAAGAAGGACGGTTTCGAACCGAAGCTAATATTATTAAGGACGCGCACAAACACGTTGAGTCCTTAGAAGCGGGAGGCCAAAAGTTTACAGGAGACGAACGGCAAGTGGAGCTGGATAAGTATATGCGCGAGCACTACAGCCAGAATAAGCTGAAGGTGTCAGAAGGCTTTACATACCACCAAGATTTTGCCACTAGAGACAAGCTAGTAGAAGAGGGCAAAGATTACTCTTTGTTGCAGACGTTTACAAACGAACCAAGAAAGGGAGGACCTACAGAAGCTCTTATAAAGGTAGGAACTAGTATGCCTTTTCTTACTTTCTTTATTCCGTTTATCAAAACCCCAACCAACATAATTAAGTATGCAATGGGTAATGTCATTCCATTCGGCTATAGCAAAGAGCACGCGCTTACTAAATTTAGAAAGTATATTAAAGGCAACTTAAAAAATAAGAGGCAGTTAGACATTGGAGAAACTAAAGAGGCTGTTGAAGAAATTAGGACTAACTTTGAAGAATCTGGCTTTAGCGCTGATGAAGCAGCTATTCGTTTGCAGGACCCAGAGGTCCAAGCTCTTCTTGAGGAAAAAGCCGCTTTCTTAAACGATTTAGAAACGCATGAAGCGGCTGAATACGTTGGAAGGCTGGCTACAGCCGGTATGTTTGCAGCTTCTGTTATGTTTCTTGGGGAAAAATACAAAGACAAAATTACCGGCAAAGCTCCTAACAGTCAGTCGGAAAAGAACGCATGGGAGTTGTCGGGTAAGAAAGAGTATTCGTTGTTAATAGGGGACAAATGGGTCAGTTATAGGCGCTTAGACCCTTTTGGTATGCTGTTAGGAATTGCGGCAGACGTTATTCATAAGTTTGGTGGGCTTCCAGATAATAGAAACCAAGAAGATGACGATAAAACGTATAAAATCCTGTTTCAATCGGTCGCTTTAGCAACAACGGCCATTGCTGAAAACGTAACTAAGCAAAGTTATATGCAAAACATAGCTGAGTTTCTTGACGTTTTAACTCAAGGGCTTGATGGAACAGAAGCATCTCTTGGGTCCGCTGCTGGGCGAGCTGCTGGTAACATTGCTTCAGGGTTTGTCCCTAATATCCTTAACATCTCGCAAGACGTTTATAAAGAAGACCGCGTTATGCTGGAGTCTAGAAGAATACTAGACAAAGCCATGGCACGCTTGCCGGAAGCTATTCGCCCGAATGAGGCAGCTCAGAAGCTTCCTATTTTAAGAGACTTGGTATCTCCAAAGCTAGAGCCAAAAAGAAACGTCTTAGGAGAGGTAAGAACCAAAGATTACACAGGGACTGCTTTGAGCGCAGTAAACCCTATTTATACATCTGAGGTTTCGAACGACATAGTAGATATGGAGCTGGGTAGTATTGGTAATATATCAGGCGATGTATCACCAAGGTATGCTAACGAAGACGGTCTAGACATGAGGGACTTCTTTGGTGGTGAGGACGGCAAGACTACCGCTTTTGACCGCTTTCAAGAACTAGTTGGCACTACTACGATAAGGAACAGGACATTAAGGCAAGCTTTGAGTGAGCTTATAGCTACTCCTAATTATCAAAGACTTCCTGAAGTTGCAGATGAATCCGATGGGAGAGGTGCAAACCACCCAAGGGCAAAAGTTGTCCGTAAGGTTATTCAAATGTATAGGGGCAGGGCTAAGAAACAGGTTGCGGACGAATACCCTGCTTTGAAGAAAAAATACTTGGACATACTAAGAAACAGATAACCAATAATCACAGATGGCTAATAAATCATATACAGAAATAACCCTAGACAACTCAGGAGGGTCCACAGACAAAGACAATACTGAGTTTTCTTTTACGTTTGATTTTATCAACACGGGAGACATAAAAGCTATTGTATCTAATAACGGCGGAACTACTTGGACTTCAGTTCTTACTAATAGTGGCGCTACGGGAAGCTTTGATTCCAACGGTGTAGATTCGACTAATAAAAAAATAAAGTTAGCCGCATCTCCAGCATCTAGTTCAAGCGCTGGTATTGGTTCGTTGTTGCGAATCTACAGAGCAACCACCATGGAACCTCTAGTAGACTTCCAAAGTGGCTCTCGCATCTCTGAAGCAGACCTAGACAACGCTTACAGGCAGGGCCTATTTGCGGCACAAGAAGTAGCTGAAGACGCTAATACTACAGGAGGCTCAGGGACTACTACACTGACTACAAACTCTGTTCAGCTTGTCCACATGGCAAACGAATCCGTAGACACAGCGGAATTGAAAGACGATTCTGTTACAGCAGATAAAATTGATGATGGGGCCGTGGGAGCAGCAGCTTTAGCGAACACGTTAGACCTAAGCGGTAAGAGTGTCACTTTGCAGAATGGAGAGATTAGCGCAGCGGAGTTAGCGTCTACTCTTGATTTAAGCGGTAAGACCTTAACTCTGCCGACAAAGGGAGGCGAAGTTCTCGAGTGTATTCAGGGCATCTGTGACGGAAGCACGGTAAACAAAGCTTCTGGAGGAACCTATACGCTCCCTACTATTAAAGACAGTGGAGGAACTCCCGTAGCCCAAGTAGCAACAAACAGTTTTACAGACGTAACAGGCTCAGTGTTTGCTTATACACCTCCTACTGAAGCTTCCCGCATTTCTTATGAGTTCTCGTTCTTGTTATCTCCTAACAATGTAGGTGTCTGGGACGGAGGGTTTCAACGCTATTCACACCCCGTTCTAGCGCACTTTAAGCTTTTCTTGGATTCTACAGAAGTCACCCGTGCTAGGTTTAGCGCAGGAACATCTCATTTCTACGGAGACAGGGTGACCTTTAAGTGGGTGTTTAACATATCAGGCACGCCTTCTACGGATTCATCAATTGGTTATTTTCAGAACCCTTCTGAATGGAACTCATCGAAAACGATTAAGCTTCAATTTAAGCGCTACGAAACAACCAACGAAGGTAACGCAGATAAAAGACCGGCACAGCTCCATAAAAACTTCTGGTTTGATGACAATGCTTACAACTCTCCAGCCACGGACATTTGTTATCCAACCTTAACTATTATCGCTACGAAATAATGGACTCTACTCATGTCCCGGCTGCGGTTGGCATAGTAGGTATGCTAGGCACCTTTACTCTCGCGGATATTAACTCGATGGTAGGTATCGCGGTGGGGGTGACCACGCTGTGCTACTTAATATTAAAGACAATCAAGGAATGGAAGGACAAGTAGACAACCAAGAAGAACAACTCAAAAGCCTTCAGGCCCTCCTCATTAACGAGTTCATTACTCGTATTGAGTCAGGAGAAGCTGCACCAAGCGACCTAAATGCCGCTAGGCAGCTTTTGAAGGACAATGGCATCCACGCAGGTCTGTCCAAGGATAACCCTATGGACAACCTTGTTAAAATCTTACCGTTTGACGAAGCAGCTCATGGCTAGGAACTACAGAAACGAATACGACTCATATCACAAAAAGTCTAAGCAGAAGAAACGCCGAGCGGGTCGCAACAAGGCCCGGGCGATGATGATTAAGGCTGGAAGGGCGAAGAAGGGGGACGGCAAAGATGTGCACCATGCTGACCGAAACCCAAAGAACAACTCTCGTTCTAACCTAAGAATCCAGAGCAAGAAGACGAACAGGTCGAACAATAAGTAATCTCATGGAGGTGCCTGAAAAGCTTAAAGACTTCCGTAACTTTCTATACATTGTATGGAAGGAGCTGAACCTCCCTGACCCCACCCCAATCCAATATGAAATCGCTGATTACATGCAAAGAGGAGATAGACGAGCTATTATCGAAGGCTTTAGGGGAGTCGGTAAAAGTTGGATTTGTTCTGCATTCGTTGTCCACCAGCTCCTCCTCGACCCACGACGAAATATCCTTGTCGTCTCTGCGTCAAAAACAAGAGCAGACGATTTCAGCACTTTTACACTTAGACTCATCCATGAGTTACCTCTTCTCGCTCATCTGCGACCATCTGATAAGCAACGATTCTCTAAAATCAGCTTTGACGTCGGACCCGCGCCAGCCTCCCATGCCCCCTCCGTCAAATCCTTGGGGGTCACATCGCAACTGACGGGTTCCCGAGCAGACATCATTGTTGCTGATGACATCGAGGTGGTGGGCAATAGCGCCACCCAAGGGATGCGCGATAAGCTTGGCGAGCAGGTCAAGGAGTTCGACGCCATCATTAAGCCAGACGCTACGTCCAAGATATTGTTCCTTGGAACACCACAGTGCGAGGACACCATCTACAATAAGCTCACCGAGAGGGGATACCGGAAGCGCATATGGCCCGCTAAATACATTACCCAGAAGACCAATGACGCTAACTACGACGGCGCTGTGAGTTACA